GCGCCTGCATTGTCGCAGGCCCGATTCTGCTGCTGATGTGGTTTGCAAGAGGGTGTGCGTGATGGCTGGGCTTTGCGCGTTTTTGTTTCCCGGCCTCGGACATCTGATCTTAGGCAAGCCCGGCCAAGCTTTGCTGTGGTGCGTTGGCATTTTTACCGGCTATCTAATGTTCATTCTGCCGGGGATCTTTCTGCACATTGGCTCGATCGTCCACGCTGCAACGCTTGAGCGAAAACAGATTGCCACCAACATGACGAGAGCAATCAGAGAGGCTCAGCAGCCACGCAGGCCGGACACGTGGCAGCAGCCAGAGAACTGGAAGCCACGTCGCTAAACACAGCGAGGATGGCAGGTAGCTCGCCATCGTCTCCCAGTGCTGTGCTGATCGGCTTCGCTTTTTATCCGCTAGCGCCGGTCATCATGTTTCGATAAATCTCTGCAGCCTCTTTGCCAACCCACTTTTCAAGAGTCATCAGGTCTGGATCAGCTACCGCATTTCGTGACGGCTTCCAGCCTCTTGACTGCCGCCCCTCCACGCCCTTCATACCGACGCAGAGCGATTGTGTGCCGCCAGCATCTCGCCAAGTGAACGTGCTGCCATTCCACGACCGCCACAAACGCAAGTCAACGGAAGGGTGCCAGCCCTGGGCGCATCGTTCCAGCGTTCCAAGGACCGCGCGAGTCATGCCAGTCCTGCAAAGGCTCGCATGATGCTCAGACTGGTGATTGTGCCTGAACGACTCGTGCCGCAGGTAGTAGTATTTCGCCCCGAACTCACCAACCAGATCCGCCCGCTGAAGTCGGCCGACCATCGTCGACAGGTAGTGCGGTGCGTAATAGTCGTCATCCTCAACGACGAAAATGCACTCGCCCTGAATGCGCGGAATAGCCGAGCGAAGATTCCGGCAAAGCGAGTGGTGATTCATTGGCCGCTGGCGGATGTAATGCTGCCCCATCGTGCATGTCGTTGGCTCAACGCCATCATCAACCACGATCCATTGAATCCGCCCTGTGTACGTTTGCTGGCTCATCCACCGCTCACACAACGCGAACGCCTCCGGCCTGTCTCCTGTGGGCGTGATGACGGTTATTAGCGGTGGAGTCCACTGTCCTGCCTGCGTCCAGTCTTTTGCAACTCGATTGCTCGTCAGTTTTCTGTCTGCGTAAATTGCTGCCGTGTCGCCAGTGTGTTGCACAAGTGATGGGTTGTGCGTCAGGACGGGAATATCTTTCTCAGCACAAGCCCGGTGAATCAATTGGTCCACGCAATCATGCTTCGGCCATTTCGCCCACTGCGAAGTTTGCGTGATGGCTTGAAGTGTTGACCGTCGCATAAGCAAGGCCAGCGAACCAATCAGCGGTAAACGGATCTTTGCCCACTTGTCAATGCTTTGCTGTCGTGTTCCTGACGTGTAGAGTGATAGAACTTCATTGGTCAGGTTAAACTGCCGAACGTAATCAGCAGCGTGAGACGATACGGCAATATCGTCCTCGCACAGCAGAAACCATTCCGCGTCTGTCGTCGCGAGTACGTCAAGGCACATCGCCTTGAATGATCCAATCGGCCCCTTCTTCGTCGGCCAAACAACATCGCCGACAACCCCGGCATCTGGCTCACAGTATGTTTTTGTGCCGAGAAACCCTGCAGAGTTCAGGCTATCAAGCGTCTCCTGCCATCGTGGTTTGATCCGCTTTGCGATTCGCATCGCTGGCTGGATTGTCGTGACAAATCTCAGTGGATACGACAGCGGCATTCTGAACGGGTATGGATTCGGAACGATTGTCGCGATTAGGTCAGAAATCGCCTGACGTTCGTCGGCCTGCTTCTGCCTCCACTCACGCGGCCATGAAATCTCGGCCTGCAGCTTTTTGACGATTGCCGCGTGATCATGCCCCGTCGTTTCATTGAGTGACTGCAAATACCCGAGGCACGTTCCACAGGTGATTGTGATTCCGGTTTCTTTCTCAATGCGAGCCTTGATCTCTTTTCCGACCGTCGAAACGTCTGGAACCTTCACGCTCCCGACGAATGTGGCCGCAGAGCCGTCAGGTGCAATTTTTTGCCGGACGACTTCACCAGATTTAGAGATTCGCTTTCGAACTGTGACCATAAACTACCGTCGCAAATGAAAGACGTATTCATCGCTGTTAAACCACGCGCTCAAGGTGAATGATACTGTCAAAGCGACCGTTCCGACGAAGAGTATCAGCAGCGGCCACTGAGCAAGCCGTATCACAAACATGGATTGTCTCCGTCTGAATACGGGCATTCACCCTCCAGAATACCAACGCCTTGGAAACCGTCAGGATAAACCGCACTGCCGCTGTGGCTCCAGAACAGAAAGTCGTACACACCTCTGCCTGCCGGAACTCCGAGAAATTTGATCCACCCGAGGCGGGTTTGACAGGGTGGAGCCGCCTCGGACTGACCACAACATAGTTCATAGTCGTAATGGATCGTGTGCGTGGTCATGTCCTCGCTGTACAGGACAAAGTAATACTCACACGGACGCACGATCTCATCATCCACGTAAGGTGAAGGCCCGGACGGATCAGGAGATCGACGGACCAAGACGCCAGTCAACGCAAGAGGCGTCAACCCGCACGGAATCGTGATATGAAAACCGTCCCAAAGCGTAACAACTTCTGTATCTTCTCCGACGACCCATTTTTCATTTCCACTCGCGACGCTTCCCGAGCTTCCGATAACCACAACACCTGCACACGGATCGCCGGGAATTGTAGTCGAGATCAAAAACGCCTTGCGACAGGCCAGTGGGGCAGTGAACTCACAATCACAGGGAACGTCAGGGCATCCGCCGCAGCAGCATTTAAGATAGTCCGGCTGTCCAAACAAGCCACCCATTGCCATCAGCTCCCAGAGCCAGAGGCAGGGCACTCACCGCAGATGATTTCTGCACACTCGATACCGACGAAAATGATGGGCGTTTTTCCAATAAGCACTGGCGGCCCATTCGGAGCACAACAGTCCCAGCGTTCGCGATATTGCACGATGTGTTCTTGGTAGCCCCGAACAACTCGCCACGGTGTGACACCTGCGGCCCCACCGCTCACTTTGGCTACGACGCAATCACTCCCTTGTACGAGTGGTATCGTTATCGACTGCGGATCGTACGCGAGAACATAGGTTCCGTTGCCGACAGCCTTCACCGGAATCGAACCAAGAATCAATTCGCAGTCCGATGAGCTTCCGCTTCCGCTCGCAGCGTCTGTGCATGGGTTACAGTTTTCTTCGCCAGAGCCCGACCCGGACGCAACATCCTCCTCTACTGTGCCAAGCTCCACCGTGTACCAGCCGCACTCGTGGACGGTATGGACCTTTGCGTCGCGTACGGATCCGCCGCCACCGCCATGCCATTGCCAGCGACCTCTGTGCCCTCGCTCGTTCATCATACGGCGCGACACTTCTCGGACGGTCTGAGCGATCTCTGCCGCCGCTTTGTCGCTCAGTGTGCTGCCATCAGACATGGTTATCGCTCATAATGACAGATTCGCACTCTGCAAGTTGCCGTATTTGCTCGCAAATATAACGTTGCACCAGCCTTCAGCCTGAACGGTCCAGCAGTGTCACCGGCAAGCATTTGCCCGCCATAAACACCAGTGGAAAACCCCCAATCGACATAGTTTGTTGTGTCTTCATTGTAGAGCCACACGAACCCGTTGGTTGCGATGTCTGTGAACGTGATTGATTCTTCGGACGTACCAATAGAGTGTTTTCGATCGTCTTGCCCTGTAGCCGTCTGCGTATAGGACTTCTGGTGCATCTGCGTGGTGTGATTGTCACTCGCTTTTGTTGCGTGCTGCCGTCGCATCTGCGTAGTGATCGTTATTTCGTTTGCCATTAAACTTGCCTATGCGAACAAAACTGAAAACGGTAGTTCGTCGTAAACGATATCGGATCGAAGCACGTTGTTCGTCGGCGATGGATTGGCCAGCGCGTGACCACTGCCATCCAAGGGAACTGGTGCTGAAACTCTTTCTTCGTCGCCGGGGTTCAAAATGTTGACGAGATCCTCGCCACCTGATCCAGACCCAGTGCCGCTTTTAAGCTCTCTAAAACCCGCGTCTAACGTCTTTAGAATCCAGCCGTTTTTCTGCAAATGAATCAGCACCTCGAGCGTGAAAAACTCGATGCCATTTCGCTTTTGTGCAGGGCTCAGCGAAACGCTTTGAACCTTTCCAACACCAGTTGCATACGTCACGCCCTGAACGACAAATGAATCATTGTTGACAGCGTCTTGGTAGTCTAACACCCATGACGGGCAGCTCGGCACATTTCGCACGAGCGAAATCACCCGCCGTGAATCATCCATCATTGGTGGCGGGTCATACGGATCACCTGCACTGTTGACAATTAGTTCATCGTTTTTGTTAAAGATCGCGGGCTTTTGAAATTGCTCCGTGTAAACACGGATCTGCATTGCATCCAAAAGCGGATCTTCATTCATCTCGCGTTCGGATGAATACTCTGCCGTGATGCTCCAGCCCTTCCACGGCTCGATACATGAAGGAGTTGAGCTAATGCACCACGCATCCCGAAACGCCTGACCAATTCGCGGAGCGTCTGGATGTGATCCGACCTCCCAAGCGTCATCGTCCTGGCTGGATGTCTCAAACAAAAACACCCGCGTGTATGTGCGAACGCCTTTCGAGTTTGTGGCCGTTCGGCCTCCAGCGTCTTCTTTAAGATAGGTCACTGTCATCGTTTACAAACTCACGAATGAATCGATGTTTTTGAATTCGCGTTTTGGCTTCAGCCCCTTGATTAAATCCTTTGTTTGCTTCTCAGTGGCGGCCACGACTGGATCTTTCCCGCGTGTCATCATCGCTTGAACGATGGTTGAATAAGCGTCGACGGAACCGCCTGACATTGCACCAGCCAGCTTTGGCGTCATGTCCTGTTTTTTGCGATCCGTGCCGAGCCATCCTGTGAGCGTTCCGGCAAGCGCATCGGCTTGAATCTTGGCGCGGTCAATGAAGCCATTTGCCCCGGCTTCGAGCTGGCTTGTGATTGGTGAAAGCGCGTCTGTGATTCCTGCCCACGCTTCCGTGAAACTCTTTGGCGGCTTCAGCTCCGTCCAAGGACGGTTGAAGCCGGGGTCAGCTCCCGGTTTTCCAGCATTGCCAGCACCTTGAAACTGACCGAGCAAACCGTCAAGTCGCCCCTTTGCCTGTTGCAACCCCTGCTCTCGTGGCGGCTTGTTGCCGACCTTCCAGCCCATTGCGAGCGGGTTCGTGATATCGAACTGAAACTCACCGATGTCTTTGATGTCTACGCCAAAATTGACAACATCATCGATCAGGTCTTCGAGCATCTCCGCCCAATGGATTTTGATCGTCTCGATGCCGACGTCGAACGCCGCGACGATCGTGTCGCCAAGCCAGTTCCATTTGCCTTCCATGCTGTTGAACGTGGCGAACAACTTCGTGACTGGGCCGATTAGACTTGTCACTTCTTCGGCCACCAGCGTGAACGCTGGAGCCAATCCGACAGCTACCTGATCAACCATTGCACCGATTGACGCATACATTTTCTGCAAAGCGTCGTCTGCCTCTGCAACTTGTGCGAGCGATTTATCATCGAGGCCGATGCCGATGTCTTTCGCGTCCTGCATCAGCGTTGTGATATCATCAAGACCACCAGCGAACAGCGTGGTCATTTCGATGCCGGATTTGCCGAAAATCTTGACGGCTGCCGCTGCCTTTCCAGCCGCTGTCGGAATCTCGCCAATCTTCTGGCTGATTTTCAGAAACTGCTGCTCTGGTGACAGCTTTTTCAGGTCATCGGCGCTGAGTCCGAGTGAAGACAGAGCCTCAGACGCCTCTTTGCCCCCCTCTGCAGCCTTGCCGATCATTACGGTCAGCTTTTTGATGCCGCCTGTCAGCGTTTCTGCGGACACTCCGGATTGATCGGCCGCAAACTCCAATCGCTGCAGAAAGGCCCCGCTGAGGCCCGTCTGAGCGGCTTTATCGGCTACTCCAGCAAGATCACCGATGCGGCCTTGCAAGCCCCAGACAGCAGCACCGACTCCGACCGCAGCCCCGGCCATTGCGACGAGACTAGCGGTGACAGGATTCAGCAGCGAAACGGCAGATGATGCAAAGTCCTTCAGCCCGACCTGAGACTTGCTGATGTTATTGTCGAACTTCTGTGTGTTCGCGGAAAGGTTGACCACCAAATCGCCGATGCCTGGCATTATTGATCACCTTTCACTTTTCTGAGTGCCTCTGGGTCGAAGTCTTCGTCGTCGTTCTTCTCATAGCATTTCAGGTAGTCCCGAATCTGCCGGAATAGCTCTTGTGCGTCGTTCGCCTGAATCTTGACGCCAGGTGTCGCCACGATCTGATTCGTCGTGTTCGTCGCCGCCCTGATGTCCGCTCGGCGCTCCCCAAATGGATTCACCTGATACATCGCCAACTGGCACGCCCACTCGAACGGGGTGTGTTCGTTCTTAATGTTCCACCAATCGAAACGACCACAGGAACGAGCGAGATCCGCACAGAAGCGGGCCTCCTCGTCCCTCATCAGTTTTTTACGATAGCTTCCATCTGGACTGATGACGGTTCGTTCGAGATCTGGAAAATCTTTTTGATGATCTGTTCGCGAACATCCGGCCCTATTTCACTGATCAGCCCTAGCACTCGCGAGCCGAAATCAAATGCTGATTCATCCGCCGCCTTTGTGAATTCAGGCTCCCCACCATCGGAGACGACAGCCATGCCAATCATGTAGCCGACCGACTCTTCTTTGTCTTTGAACTCCTGAACGGCTTCGCGGTGTTCATTGCGAACCGCCCGCAAATGAATCGTTTCTCCGTTCACCATTTTGAGCGGATAAAACGCCCGCTTGTTGATCCGTTCAATGATCGAAAGAGCCATCAGATTTCCTCTGCTTCGCCTTCAGCCTTTGCCGCTTGATACGCTTCCCAGTTCGGCCCCGGAATTGGCTTCAGTTCTTTGTCGTAGCCGGTGATGACGCCAGCGCGGTACAACTCACGATCATTTTCGTTGTTGATGCCAAGCGTGTTCATCTTGTATTCAATTTGCTGCTTCGCAATCTGATCGTCAGACAGCCCTGCAGCGACTGCACATTCATCGTCAGCCGGTGAACACTGCCCCGTGCGGCACATTAGTACCGCTTGATCACCTTCAAAGATCGTGCCAGCTGGCAAATATGGAATCGGTACGACCTTGCCTATATTATCTTTGCCAAAGCGGTTTTGAATGTGTGGATGCAAATACGATGGCAGTGTTTTTGGATTGACAAACTGCTCTAAAACGAGTCGTGCCTTCATTACGTAGGCGCTCCTGATGTCTGGATTGTAAGTGAAGAACTCAGGCCATCTGCCGGAGCTGCAGTAGTATCGATTCCGAATCCGACGCCAACGTAGATTTCTGACAGTGGCGTTGCGTCGGCGTATGTGATTTTGAAGTTTGTGTCGACAGGTGCGTAGCATTTCGCAATGAACGCAGCATGGACAGTGTCATCTGGATCACGGAAGATTTCGGCGTTGATTGTTGCCACCTGCACATAGCCGGTCTGAGAGTGAGCAATTGCAGCAGCACCATCGAGAACTTTGTATTCCCACGTTTCTGACTGAATGCCAGTCAGTGAAACACTCTTGAGCCCAGTGATTGCCGTGTAGGTGCCGCTGATATCCATCAGCAACGCGGTGCCCTTCGATTTAACCTTGTTTGCCATCTCACGTTATCCTTTGAAGTTTCTTGACTTCTTTTTCGAGCTGAAGTGCACCACGTTTGACCATCTCGGCTTTGACTTGGCCCTGAGATTTCGCATAAGCAATTCGAGCCAGCCCCGGCTGCATCGCTGGCATGATTCCGCGATTCATGACCGGCTTTGGCCTGTTGCCTCGCTTCGCCCTACCCTTGCCTGTCCCAGTGAATCGTTGCTTTGTTCCAGCGACCCACCAGTGAATATTGTTTGCATCAATTCCGACGCCGCCCCTGCGGTTGCCTTTGCGGTTCAGAATCTTTGCCTTCTTCGACTTCTTACCAACTCCAAACCCGACTTTTGCAGTGATTTCAAACTTGCCTTTTTTGAACCGGCTCTTGACGGCTTTTCGCCCCAACTTTACCTGCGGATCAACCTCCGCTTTCATCTGCTTTCCGATAGCATTCAGCCCGCCACGAATGGCCGATCTCATCACCGCGACTTTGCCAGATTGCTTCAGCAATTCCATTCGCTTTAGGATTGCGTCAAGCCCGTCGATGCTAGCCGTCACGCGCTGGCCTCGACTTCCACCCGCATCAGCATCGAAGCCACAAATAGCCCCGACTGCTTCAGAATCATTTTGTTCGGAACCTCTTTCGGGTCCATGTCACATTCCCAAACTTTGACCCGCCCGTTCGACGAATTAAAGTTGTTGACTCGCTGCCATATCTGCCGCACGATTAACTTCACCGCGTCGATGTCGTCTTGCGTCGGTGTTCGTTTCCGAATCCAGACGCGAATCATGTGAGACGTTCTATCTTCCACGTCCAGCGTTTCATTGAGTTGCTCTTCTTCTTCCTGAACGACATCGACGCGAAGATCCGGAATGTCTTCCAGTTCGTCGTCGAGCGTCTCGCTGTAGGTCGCCGTAACCGACAATTCGTAAGCCGTGCCGCCGTTGATCTGCTCAACAATTGCGGACATTGCTTCGGTTGACGGTGACTGAGTAACGGCCATCACCTCACCTGCTTCGCGTGAATCCGAGTCATTTGTAGACTGATACGCCGGAACACTTTTTCAGATGTCGTCGGCTGCACTTCGAATCGATCCGCACCCGAGATAATCAAGTCGCCCTTTTCTGGCGGGTCATATGGCAGGGCCGAAGTAAGGCCGATGAAGTCGACCGGCCTCACCTCGATTGTTTGCCCGTTGCCTGCGTCCATGAACATCGACTGCTGAGAACTCTTTCGGAGAGTGATTGTCGTTGAGACTGAGCCGCGACGATAAACGAAAGACCCGCCCGCTTCCGTGAGCAGGTCTTCCGTCATCTCTCCGATTGCGTCGTCGAAGTCGCTCATCGATTAGCTTGCCACCAATGGGAGCGTGTACCACTGCGTTGCCGATGTGGCGACGAAGGTCAAAGGCATCGCCCCGGTTGTCATGCTCAATGCAGCACTGGCCGACAGTGCGTTGATTGTTCCGCCTGTCTTTGGCCACACCTTGAGAACGCCAGCAGTGACGCCTTTTACGATGACCTGCATTCCCGGAACTGCTGTGGGAAGAATTACGCCCTTTGTTCCGTCCGCACCAGTAACCACGTTAATGCCTTGGCATAGCTGAGCAGCGTCACCAATAACTGAACCGGCTGCAGTGACGGAACTCACTGCCATTAGGTTCGTGAATGCGTTCAGCATCACCACACCATAATCATCACCGCTTGCTGCTGTTTCGACACATTCGCCAGCGTATGTGCCGACGCCGAGTTGATTGGCTGCACCTGTGCCAGCCGTTCCGCTGTCAGGATCGCCAGTTGGATTCCAGTGGACCGGCAATCCCCGAACCCAAGCGGCTGTCGTCTTAGGCAGCTTAAACAGCCCCTCAACGGCCAGTGAACCTTGATCGTTTGCCGCGATGTCGGTGATTGCAACGCCGACAATTCCGTTCAGGACAATCACGTCCCCGCCAGTGACTGCACTAGATGGCGTGTAGTCGATGGCACATTCGTCTGAGTATGTTTTCGCCGGTACTTGCGGCATGTTCGTGACCTCCAAAATTCCTGTTCAAAAGTGGCCCGCCGGAACAACTCCGGCAGGCTCATGTCGTCATTGTCACGAAGTGACTACGCTGCACCTTTGCTCATGAGAGCGTTTAGGTATCCGTCACCAAGGTCACAACCAAAGTCGTGATAGCCACGGAACTGAATGCCAAGCTGATTGAAGTCTGCATCAGCAGATTCGACCGTTGGCGTTTCCTGACCGTTCAGGAAGCTCACGACAACTGGCGTACCCTGTGACTTGTCGCCGAGCAGATACCATGCTGTGGTTGAGTATCCGCTGATCGACGAATCAGAAAGCTGATTGGCGACGATCGGCGTGTACTTGTTTGCGAATGTGTTGACATCCGAAACCTTGACAGCCGCAATGTTGCGTGCTCCATAAAGAGCGTCTGCAACGGTTTCAAGCTCTGGCGGAACAAGCAAGAACTTTGCAGTCCCTGACAGCCGCTTTGCCCCGTCTGCTGATGAAGTCGTTCGCTGACGCCAAGCCTTCTGACCGAGACCCAGGCCAACGCCATCAGTCCCGAGGTTAGTCGTCGACCCGCTAATGTAGTTGGTTCGAGTTGCCGTGAAGATGGTCGCAAGGTTGCCCAAGAACGTTGACCAAAACAGATCGTTGAGCTTCATGGCCCCGCCGCGACCAATACGATTACGAAGATCGTCGAACGCCGACAGATCATCGTTGATGATGTCCTGTCGTGTCAGGCTTGCCATCTTCGCGTAGGTGTCGACCGAGCGAGTGAAAGACTCTTCGCTCAGCGTGCCGTGCTTCATCACACCACCGGGGCCGAGCTTGTCATAGGACATATCGTCAAGCAGGCGGTAGCTCGTGACGGTTTTGAAGTCGCTGACGGTCTTCGTCTGAGCAATTTCCTTCCAAACCATATCCTCCTCCATGTAACCCTGTAGCAACTCTTTGTTCGCTACATTCGACAGGATGCCCGGAAGACTGATCGCCGTAAACGCTGCACTCACGGTTCGCCCGTCTGGACAAGCGTAACCGAGCACTTCGCGGATGTTTCCGGTTGTGATCTTCAGCCCGGCGGACATTGGCATTCCGTTGGCGGCGGCAGCCATCAGCATGATCTGCTGAAGACCGGCACCACGGCGGAACTGAGAATGCGCAGCCTGCAGAGTCTTGTCGTCAAACTGCTTTTCGGTGTCTTTGATTCCGCGTGTTGAGCACAACGCGGCTTCAAGAACCAAAGGCATCAGTTCAGGTGCATTCTGGGCCGTTCCGAATGATGTCGGACGAGTCTTGCCTGACGCCATTGAGGCCTTAATGACTTCCAGTTCAACCTTCTCGATTGACCAGTCCTGTTCAATTGCTGTTGCAGCAATCATTGGATGGCCAGCCGCCTTCGCCTGGATCTCTGCTGACTTGCGGAACTGAGCAGCGATCTGCTTTCGTCCTTCCGTCAATGATGCTGTCAGGTCAAGCATGGCCTGAGCAACAGCGGTTGGCAGTGCGGGCGAGGATGCTGGAGCAACAGGAGCGGCCATCACTGGCGCGGCTGGTGCCTGAGTTGCCGAGAAACTGGTCTGCAGAGCAGCGGCAGCTTCTGGCGTTAGAGTGGCGGCATCAAGCCCCAAACTCTTGCAATAATCTTCGAACGACATAGCTGCCGATCCTTTCAAAAACCGGCGAGCGGATGCTGCCAGATTCACTGAAGTTGTCGAGTCCGCCCCCATTGGGAGAACCGACGTTTCACGAAGCACGGAACGCCGTGCGATCACAACAGGCCCTGTGAAGGTCTGCCCGTTTGCTGTTGCCGTTTGACCGGCTGGAATGTCTTCTGATTCGATGACCATCGCGCCAATTGACGCCTGCCATGTGTGACCGGCTGCTGCTTGTGCAAGGACTTGCTGAGCAAGTGCTGACTGCCCCGTAACCGCGCCAGCAAGCGTCAGTTTCGTGCCGTCGTTATGGATGTTGTCAGTCAGTCCGAGGGTTGCTTCAACGCTTTTTTTGTGGTCGATCAGGATTGGAATTGATCCAGGCAATTCGAGGCCCGCAAGATCCACCACGACAGGATGCGGAAAGCCGTCGACCGGAAGTGTTCCGCCTGAGTAGGCAAGGATTGAAAACCGTTTCGGCTTGCCTGCTCCGTTCGCTTTGAGGCGAAGGAATGCTGTGATGCTTACTGGCTTCATAATCCCGCCTCCTTCATTCGCTGCTGAAACTTCTTCTCAGCTTCCGCTTTTTTGGCGGCATACTTTTGAGCGATCGCGGTTTTCTTTTCGTCAGCTTTTTTTATAATCTCCGCTTTTTGTCTGTCGAGATCAGCCGACTTTTGACGCAACGCAGTTATGGTCGGATCGCTTTCAATATCTCTGGCCATTGCCGTGTCTAGGTTTTGCCGAGCCGTCGCGATTTCTCTTTGAGACTCCGCGACAGCCTTATCTGATTGCTTTTGCGTAGGAAATGACTTCCCCTTTTCAGACGATGCCGAACCGCCACCTTGAGGCCCGCTACCAGGGCCTCCCGATTCAATTGCTAACGCGGCTCGCAGCATTCCTCTTGCAATAAGGTCGGTCATACCGCAACCTCCTGAACCGTCGCATCTTCGACGCTGCCATCCATCGCGTCCGTGATCAGTGCCGTGATGCGATCCGGAGCAAGCCCGATCGACGCCAGCGTTTGTTCGGTCATGACTTGCGACATTGAACCGCTCGAAAACTGATCCAGTGCCGACTTGATCCGCTTTTGATTGTTCGAGAATGCCCGCTGCCCAATCGTCGTGTACTCACCCTGTGGCAACGCGCCCTGAGCCTGCTGGCCCGGCATTGCTGCTGGTGGCTGACCCGGAACAATGCCGAACGTAATCGCAAACAAAGCCTGCTTGTAAGTCTCCACAGGAACACCGAAATCCGATGCGGCCCGGGCGCACTCAGTGTCCCAGTCCTGTCCGCGTCTTGCATGTTCCTGTGTCGGAGTCGACAGCCCTGACTTCAATCGAATTGCAGCGGCGTTCGCTGAGTCCACTGCGTCAAGTTCTGGAAGTGGTGGCCAATGCCAGCGATGATCAATCTGGTTGATTGACGGGAGACCATCGAGCAGACCCGGAACGTAGATCGCCGATTCAAGAAACCATCGGAAAACTGGTTCGATGATTGACCATTCAATCCGGCTTTGCTCACACTGAACTTCAGGCTCCCACACATTTTTCATGTCGCCTTTGAAGCTGGAAAAGTTTGCGTCTTTGCCAGTGCCTGCTGCCAGCGTGTACGGCATGTTGGTACAACGGCTGAAGCTCTGTAGGGCCTGCCGTTGGAACATTTCGTAGAGTGGCCCAGGCTGCTTCGGCTCGACTTGTCCGATCTCCCAACCGGCCGGAAGAGTCGTCAGCATGTTGCGAGTCAACTCAATCTCAGCAAAGTCGGCTGGCGACGATGACGGATCGAGACTCGGTGAATTGCTCTTGAGGTACATCGCAAAATTGGCAGCGGTCTCGGCAGAGTACAGGGTGGCCAGCTCCTGCCGTCGCATGATTGGCAGCGTCTGGAGTGCTGGCGTTGCTCGCGGGATTCCTCGCGTCTGCCCCGGACGATCAGCCCGGAACAGGTGCAAGACCTCTTTTGATGAGTACCAATCACCGTCCATCGTCGACAGCGGAACGTTGCCGCCCGGATGGTGGTTGTAAACGTAAACCTCTAGCTCGTTCGTCGATCTGTCAAACCGGATGCCGTCGTCAATGAACGGATCGTTGTAAACTGACGACGCCCAAGGATTTGCGACTTGATCGGTTTCAATCGTGCGGATGTCGAGAGTCAGCGGCCAGTTTTGCGGCCGGTCGGCTCGCATCACAAAGACTTCGCCGTCTCGCCAGTATGCCTCACAAATTGTGCGGAGCATGTCGGCAAGATCGATCTTCGTTGCCCATTGCCGCCACGCTTTTTCAATCCGTGCGTTTGCTTCGGGCGATTCTGTCAGCAACTGCAATCGTGGGCCATTGCCAACGATATGGTTCACCGCTGTACGAAGGATACCGGCATACCACGAGTTATTTTCGGCCTCATATCGTGAGCGAATGCGAACGACGCGACGAACAGCAGCAGACATTGCGGCACGAGCGGAAAGCCCGTCAGCAGCAGCCCAGTGCTTGCGGTTGTCGGTTGTGGTTTGCGCGAGGTCGAACTTTGCGTTGACCTCAATCGGCTTGTGTTTCTTGCGGGTGAATGGCCACATAATTAGTGGCCCCCCGGTGCGACGATCTTGGAGACCATCCCGCGAACGGTTGCCCCCATGTCGGCAGTTGCAGCTTTGGCCGCAAGATGCTTTTCGTATTCCATCAACTCCGTGAGCGACCGACGTGAAACAGTCACACCATCATTGCTGACGGTCTGAGCCTTCAACGCTTCGGCAGCGAGTTGATCGGAAATTGCTGACACTGATGAACCTCGTGAAACCTAGTTATGGTTTGACTTTGGTGAGTGTCGATTAGATGTCAGCAGTTGTCGATAGGCTGGGCGGCGCTAATGCCATTCACTCGCACGGACCCGAAAACGTTCCTTTACCGTAACCCGCGATCACCCTTTCCATCGTCTTGTTTAGCTCACCACATTCAGAGCACCGACGCTCTCGAATAATCATTCCCGCGGTCTTCCTGGTGTGTGCGACGTTCGGCAATTCCCCGCCGCACTTATCGCACTTCAGCCCGCTTCCCGGCAGTTTGAACTCACCCACGTCGCGCCCCTCCTGGTAGTGCGAACGCCCTGATCTCTTTTTTTGTTCCGCTATCGCCATTCAGCTTGCATCCTAAAACAGAGGCTCCCACGAGACACCCAACGAAGGTGTCCCACCAGTCATTATCACGCCCAACGTTCTGCGCCCACACGATCGACTTTGCACCGTCGATCGCCTTTTCCTTGGGAGTCTCGGCCGTAAAGTGTTCGGCCAAAAGTCTGTTGCTTCGTTCCTCGGTGCCAGGCAAAACGATTGCCGAAGGAGCACCGACCGCCGTCAACAGTCGTCGACTGGCGAAACTCTTCATCAGGTTTGCGTCGAATTGAACGTGGGTTGGCGTGTCCGATCGTCGCTCAATCCATCCAGTTCCTGACTTGTCCCGAACCGGATCGCCCCATAAATGGATCGGCTTTCGGCCGGCAGCGATGGCAAACCCCTTCGACGGCCGCATTCGTGATCGTTCTTTGCTCGCCTGAATCTGCGAACGAATCAGCGGCATCTGCCCGCCGTCCGACCAGTCCTTGAGCAGAATGTCGAGATCCGGGAAGTCTGCGAATAGTTCCGCCTCAAACTGATTGTGAGCGTGAACGAAAGCCTCCTCCCATGATTTGCCCGGAAGTTCCTGCCCGATCGTGCGAACGAGATCCGACTTGTAAAAGATCGGTCTGCCCTGATCTGGCCACGTTCGGTAATCGACGACAGCCCCGCTGAAATCTGAATTGACGGAAAGCACCATACCCCACAAGACTTGATCTGATGAGTCGATGAACGCGGTCAAATAGCTGGATTCCTCCGGCATTGACCCGCGAGGCACGTTCGACAGCCGATTCATCAGCGTTTGTGAATCCAGCTTCAGCCCGCTTGTGTTGACCGGCGCGTCGCCCTCCTGCTGGATCTCCTTCCGGAAGAACTCCGGATCAAGTGCCCTGATGGTCATCAACGATTGCAGGGCGGACAGTTCCTCCGGCAACTTATCGTGTTCCCACGCAATCACGCCGCCCGCATCCATCGCGGCCCGATTCTGTACATAGAATTCCTGAGCGAGCTTCTTACCCTCGTCCGGTGTTGCTCCCTGTCCGAGCTTCGCGGCGTAGGAATCCCACAGGTCCATTCTGTCAGGCATTCGCAGGACGGACGGATAAACCTTGCCGTGCCAGTCTTTGTGCCGTTCTCTATTTAAGAATCGGATTGTCAGGTCATCCGGTTCACGGACAGTGCAAACCATGATCTGAGCCATCTTCTGCCCGAGGCCAGCAAGCCCCCCAAATGTTTTTGTAATCCGGTCTTCAAGCTGTTCGGTCTGCGATGGAGACAACGCCGTCTGTGGCGTCTGAACGTCATCGAATGCAAGCAGGTCTGGACGGATCGTGACACCGAACCGATCGACATAAGACAGCCCGGAAACGTCTGTCGAGTTGACCGAATAGGGGGCGATATGACACTGACACGATGGTGCGTCATGGATGTCGGGAAAAACAATTCGACCCCGTTCATCCTTGTGGCTCAGCGTCAACGGCCGACCATTTAGCCTGAACTGGCGTTTTGGTTGCCGGAGCTTCAAAAGCAATGGAGTCAACTCCGGATAGTCATCCAGCAACGTCGGCGATGATGCCAGCAGGCTGAAGAAGTTTTCTCTGTGCTCGTTCGCCTTGTCATCGGTGGCCCCGATCAAAACAGGGAACTTTCGATGTCCGTTGACCGCTGCCCATATCGTTGCAACTCGGGCACATGTCGACTTCAACCCACCGCGCCGAACCGCGTGAGCTTCTTTCCCGCCTGCGAAAATTACCTCTTGGAAACGATCCATCATTGCCCGCTGGTAAGGAGCCCACGGAAGGTAAAACGTCGGCTTGAAGTAGGTTTCTGCAAACAGAAGATTGTCGGCCGCACAGCGTTCTCGGCGTTGTGGGTTCACAACATCAGGCAGCGGCCCGATCTCTTGGGATGCTGCTGTCTTTGCGTTAATGATTTCTGCGTTGCGTGCTGAGCGAGCTGCGGCATAGTCGGCACCTGATCCGGATTGACCACCGCCAGCGATCTGCCGGATGACGTTATCGATTTGATCCGCTGGAATCCGAGACCAAAACACTTCCATTTCGGAATCGTTCAGCGATAGCAAGTGCTCGATTTCGTCGCTCGTCAGTTCGATTGTCAACATTCACTCCGACATTGACCACGGTCTGTGATTGCTGCTTAGGATTGTTTCGCCTGATTGCTTCAAGTTCGTCCCGCTGATTCATTGCTGCCATTGCTCTAAGTGCGTTCCCCGCCGCGATTGCGTTCTTGTCTGCCGTCGCTTCGCAGTCAAAAACGCCGTCCTTGGTCGCAATCTGGACAGTGGTTTTCTCCGTGATGCTTGCCAGCCGCCTGACGAGTTTTTTCGCAATTGTCTGCGTGATTGGAAAACGCTTTTCAACTGCCGCGATAATCATTGTGGCATCTGACTTCACCTGGTCATCAGACCGCAAAAGCGCAGTCCCACCATCCCGCATCTTAGCGGCTTCCGTGCCATGCTTGCGGGCTTCACTTCGTTTTCGCTTTTGCGCCCTGCTCGGCATTCGTTGGCCCCGGCAAACAAAACTATCTGTTAAATTGTG